GACTGATACGCCCTTGAGTGAGCCACCTTTGACCTTCTTGAAGATCACCTCGGACTCGTCGTCTTCGTCAAACTGCACTGTGGCTATTCCTCTGTTGTTCTCTACGGAGCATGAGAGGATCTTGCCTATCACCTTGTCGCGGTTATGGTTGTAAAGCATACAGCCCATCTCGCTCAGCCTCTTGAGGTCCACACAGCCCTCACTGTGATCGAGTATCTCCACTCCCCACCATCGTGTGTATGGTTCCTCAGAGCTAAACGATAGCTCGACTGTCCGCTTCTCTTCGTCGATTGCTCTTGCTGAGATGGCCAGCGTCCGCAAAAGCTGGCCTTTCATCTCACTGTTTCTTTTCTTCAAATCCACTCTGCATCCCTCCTATCAGGACTCCTTTTTCCTCAGCGTAGCTCTTGATCTCGGCCATCTCGTCGATCTGATCCTTCCAATCTCGACCGTTCTCGGATGCGAGGTCTGCAAAGGTCTTTTCTCCGGTAACAAGTGCTGTTTTATTCGCATTTGCTTCCTTTGCTGGATCAATCCATTTTTTCGGAGCCTTAATCCACTTATGCTGCAGATAAGTCTCTTTGTCAGACCAGAAATTCCTTATCGTGACCACACCGGCCAGCACGCAGGAAATGACGAATGTTTCATAGATCTCATCAAGTGCCTTTGTCAGCATCTCGATATCATCCTCATAAGTCATTTCATCCTCGATGATTCCCTGCCTTGCAGACGAATAATTGCTTTCTGACATGTCCCTGGACACTGCCTCATACGAAAGGCCCTGTCCGGATCCTGTCATTCGCATCTGCTGTTTAACAAACTGCGTCGCATCTGCTGCGGCGCCTGCCGGTATAACAGCATATGGGTCATCCCCGGGATTTAGGTACTGTATCAGCCCGGGAGTAAGCATCTTGCCCTGGTATCTTTCGCCGTTTCCTCCGTCTGAAAGATTCACTCTTCCGGCATTAGCCGGTACAGCTCTCTTTATAAACACGGAAAGACAGGCAAGTACACGCTCTTTAACTGATACCGCCTGAATAAACTCGTTTATGTCTCTTATCCTTGTGATGGTTGGTGCCATGTCCGACATTTCCCTTATCTGTGAAGGTCTCCGCTTCGTGTAGAGGAATATGACGTCCTTTGCATCCACATACTCGGATTCTCCGATCTCGTAGCCATCAGTCGAATATCTGCGGAAGAAATATCCCACAGGCTTATTCCATCCGTTGTATTCGATACCCCGGACGACCTTATCGCCTTCATGCTTTGGAGTCGTGGCCATGCTGTCCAGCTCATCAACTTCCAAGGCCTGAAGCTGGAACGGGATGAACCCTTCATCCGTGTATCTCTTCAGGATGAATATGCCTCCATCCACCTTTTTCCTCTGGATGCACATCTTGAGCATCTGAGCAAGGTCCTGCGTGCCGGTAACATCACAGTTCCTACCTTTGCACCATCGCTGCCATGCCTTTTCAAGCTGTGTATTCAGCTCGCTATCTCCGGTCTGTGCACCCAAGCGATAGCCTTTTCCTAGCACGTTCCTTCTGTAAGCTCCGATAATGGAATTCATCACATCGCTGTTCTTTTCGAGGTCCCGCGCTCTTGCTCTTATGATGTCTCGGTTCCAGGAGTCCTCCATCTCTGCGGACTCGTTGAAAACTCTCCAGTTCTGATTCTGTTTCGTGTAAGTTCCAGCATCATACGCCTTTTCAAGCTCTAATGCCTGTCGGAATGCCTGACGCCGATATGCTGTTTCCGGGGAAAACCATCCGATCACGCCATCTAGCCAATTACTCATTTTCCACCTCTCTATTAACTCGCAAACATTCCTTGCAAAAACCACCTTTTCGATTCTTTGAGGTTATTTACGATTTCTTTTTCCTGCTGCATCAGCTGTTCTACTGCCCTGATTGCCTCTATCACTTCTAACTGAGCCTTTATATCCTCGTGGTACATAACCCGAAGGTATTTAAACGCATCCATCGATATATTTATGTTGGTGCCTATATATCTGCTATGCCACTCAGCAGTCGCCTTTTCCAAGGCGATTACAAGATAATGCGGAATAATTCCCGCTTTGGGGATTACCACTGCAAACTTCCCGTCTATCGTCCCCGGTTCCACGAGTTCATTCCATATCTCGTCTGTGTTCTTCTTGCAGGCGCTCACCTGCACATAGATGCTTCCTGCCGGATATATTCTGTTTTTTTGTGCTCTTTCTATCTCTGCAATCTCCGTAAGAGGTTTACAGATTAAGGCTGAGTTGTTCATAGCCATTATTCACTTTCTTTTTTTGGCAATACCGTGCAAATGCGTTTATCGTTTTCTGATCTTCAGGATCCTGAGCTTTCAAGTTTTTCAGCATCTTCGATAATTCAAACTCTGTTTTTTGAATCTGGGAATCAATGTCCATCAAATCCCGTATCACTTCGCCCATCTTCGGAAGCTCTGCTTTTTCCGTCGTGTCAACATAACGCGGGATGTTCAGATTAAAATCATTACTTTCCAGTTCCGAGAAATCGACCCTACTTGAATACCGATCAACATTGGCTCTTGTGTGATATGCATTCGCTATTTCATCAACATCCTCTTTTCTCAGAACGTTCTGTTTTCCTGCTTTAACAAATTTTTTCGAGGCATCTATGAAAATAATTTCGTTTTCATTCTCGCCTATAACCATTACGCACACAGGAATCTGAGTGTTCAAAAACAGTTTATCTGGCAGGCCTATGATGCTTCTGATTCTCTTGTCTCGTATCAGTTTTTCCCTTATGACACCTTCTTTTTGTCCACGGAATAACACCCCGTGCGGTAATATCGCACACAGCGTTGCGCCTGATCGCATTTTACTCATGCCGTAGAGGACGAATCCATAATCTGCCGCCTTCGTCGGAGGTTCATAACCTCTTAGCCACTCCGGAATTTCTTTCCATTCGTGTTTGAGCGAATATGGCGGATTCATTACGACCAGGTCAAAATCTTTTAACTCTGGGAGACTTCGTTCCTCTACAATTTCCGAATACCTTTCTGACTTGTCGAGTCTGTATATCCCCATCACTTCTCCGGAAAGTATGTTTTTGTTTATGACATATCCGTTTATATTTCGAATTGACATGTTAAACATCAAAAGCGGCAGTGCTCTTTGTGACAACTCCTCACAAACAAAAAAAGCGTTAGGATTCTTACTCCATGCGCCTATAGTGAGCCCTCCCGTCCCTGCACATACATCCAGCACTTTCGTGTATGTACTACACGCAAGCTCTGGCAAAAGCTGTGTGAGTTCCTTAGGAGTGAAATCCTGCATCATGGCATTTCTGTTTGCGTGTTCTTCTTGAAAATAATCAGTAAACCAGTCAAAAGACAGGTCGCTTTCAAGTTCCCTGAAGCTATCAAAGATGAGGTCTTTTTCTCCGGATAAAAGTATCTGCATCATACGCTCAGGTAAGAGAAAGGATTCTGTTATTCCCATGATTTGATTGATATCATTGGCCGTGATCATCTTCCATCAAACACTCCTACATACGTATCTCCGAAATATTCTGTGTTATCATTTGCCGCGCACTCTGCTTCAAGCTCCTTTTTCATGGCTCTGAGCTGTGCGAGGTCCGCTCTCGTTAAAGATCTTGAGCCTATTTTGTAGCTCTGCCCTCCGATAAGGATCGAGGAGATAGCTTCTTTCACTGTTTTCAGCTGTTCCTGCGGCGTAGCTCCTAAAGAACTGTTATCCACTGCCATTTTTTAACCTCCTTCCATCCAGTTATCGCTTACTCCGGACATCCAGCCGGAATCATTTGCCGTTGACGCCTGCTGCGTCTCTTGTACCTGTGGTGTCTCAGGTTCCGGAGTCTGCAGATGCAAAGATCTCACTCCGCACATCTCAGCGGCAACCATCGCATAAACCTCACAGTCCAGATAGTGGTTATCTGCATGAGAGGTTTTAGGCTCCCAGTGAGATTTCAGTGTCCCGTCCTTTTTGACGGTGATTTTCTGCTCTGCCGTTACCTGCCTTGCATAGTTGCTGTCGGTATCCTTGTAGACCATCCATGAGCCGGTACCGTTCGGACGTTTCATCCTGGCGGCGATGGAATCCTTTATCTGATCACCGTCAACGATCACTAACTGCATTCCATAGGCTTTACTGCCCTCTTTGTTGATCTTGGATATCTTGTATCTGTCATTCATTGGATTCGATGCACCCTTGACAGGGAGCGCCCAGTCCGAATTATTGACGCAAAAATCATATGTATCATCGGGCTGATATCCTGAGTCGATGAGACACATATTTACGATGTATCTTGTTCCGTTTTCCTTCTGGTATTCGAGATTCATTACGCTCTCGATGTCTCTGAAGGACAATACCTGGCCATGCGCGATGCATTGTGAGGTGGTGTAGTCTCCCCAGGCTCTTATGGTGTAGTACAGTGATGATTCCTGCACATCCACGCCGCCTGTGAGCATCTTCGCCCACTCCGGAACCACGAACTGAGGGACCTCAGTCTGTCGCTCCATCACCATATCTTCGCTGGTCTTTAGCTGTGTATCTTCCCACGGCTCTGCAAGCCATGAGTTGACAAAGTTCTGGAGCTTCTCCGGATCATCTTTGTCCTTCAGAAACTCTTCCGCGATATCTGACCATTTGAGAAACACCGAATACAGTGAAGATATCCAGTAGCCTATGCTCTTGGCTCTTCCGACACCCTTTTTGTTTACTGCTTTCCAGCGCCCTGTTCTCAGAATTCTCAGTTTCTGAGCATCCGTAATCTCACATCCGCATTCCTGGCAGACATAAATCGCGGTTGCAGCTCTTTCTTCCACCGACAGTTCTTTTTCTTTATCCTCGTCCCAGTGGATCTGAGCGAATTTAAGCTCTATCTCTTCGCCACAGTGAGGGCATTTTACAAAGAAATGTCTCTCTTCGTTCGCTTCCTTCAGATGTTTCCAGATATAGTTCGTTTTCAGCGTAGGAGTTGAAACCTCGTATATCTTCTGCTGCGGCCTGAATGTCTTGGTACGTTCTACCGCAAGATCATAAGGTGATGCCTCTTTTGATGTTGCTCCGCCGAACTTGTCTATCTCGTCAAAAAACAGGAACTTTATCGGAGTAGATGCCAACTTTGACGGTGATCCTGAGCTTCGGAGATATATCCTCATGTTCCGGAACCTGAGCTCCAGTTCCTTTGATTCATTCTCAAGGAACAGCTTTTTTAGCTTCGGCACGAGCCTTATCGATGGCTGTAATCTGTTATTTGATATCTGTTTCGCAAGCTCGTCAGAAGGATATACGAACATGGTAGGTGCCGGAGCTCTGTCCAGGATGTAAAAAGCGATATTCTGGATAGCTTCGGTTCCTCCGAGCTGTGTTCCTTTACAGAGGACTACGTTCCTGATGTAAGGGTCGTTGAATGTATCCATGATCTCAGTGAGATACGGAGTGATATCATTCGACCACTTTCCGGGAAGATTGTTCGAGCTGTCCAGGATTCTGTTTTCTTCGGCCCATTCAGATACTGCCTGGACTTTTTCAACCCTGAGGCACCTCTCTATGACTCTTTTGAACAGTCTTGCTGTTTTTTGCTTCGATCTGCTCCTCTGACTCATTCCTCTTCCTCGTTTTCCAAATCCTCAATGTCTTCTTCATAGGTGCCCTGCTGCTGCCCGTCAATGGCATCGGGATCATATCCGGCAAGCTCATTCAGTGCTTCGCTCACACCTTTTCTGAGTATTCCTATGATCTCATTGATGTCCTTAACATCTATGATCTGCATTGCCATTTTCTGAGGCATTCCTTCAAGCCTGCTTCTGAATGCCAGAAGCATATCCATGAGATACGACTCCACATCTGCAGATTCGTGGAGCTCTCTCCGGAGCTTCCGGAGCTTAAGTGCCGAAATCTCTTTTTTGACCTCTTCGTGCTCTGCGGAGACCCTCTCTTTATCTACTACAGCTCTCCGCCCGGTTTCATCATTGACCTTGAACTGTATGTATTCCTGGATGCATTTCTCCAGATTGTACTTTTTCTGCCCGTCCTTTAACTGAAACAGACCTTCTTGTTTTAAATTTCTGACCTGTCTCGGAGTGATACCGAGACATTCCGCAAGTGCTTTTTGCGTAACTTCCACAGTTCCTCCTCCGAAAAAACATATGCACCCGTTTTCACTTCCTCTTTGTACTCACAAAAGTACAATTTCGTAAAAGACTTTTTTCAGCGCATATAATGAAAAAGAATTTCATTCCATTTTCCGAGCCCGCCCCATCCGCAAAAGCGGAAGGAAGTGCGCACGATTTTTTTGTTCTATAGGCTCAAAACCCGGGCGTCAGCGGACCCGCAGGGCGTATATGGGTCAGGAAGTACCTACGCCACCCTAGGGATAGCCTGCTGCATGTACCAGGTCGTCTCTTTTTTGCATCAAAAAGGAGACAGCCGTATATGACTGTCCCCCAAATGAAAGGAGTAAAACCTATGTACCCATACCTCTTTCGAGGTATCCAGAATTATTTGACATGGCTCTCGTTCGCCATGGCCCGAAGACTGATGATCTACACCTCTCATCCTTCTTTCGTCAGCTTAATTTATAACACGGGGCTATAGTGAAATTAAATGCAATCTTTCCAGCCTCACATGAAATAGCTCCATGAAATAATGTCCTTTGCATCTTTCAGAAATTCCATGACTCTGGCCGTCATGGAATTACTCTGCAGAGCGTGCTGGTCAAAATATTTTAGCCGGTGCTTAAATGCATCGGCTAAAATTCAGCAAACATCTAGCATCTTGAAAGCATTTAATGCTCTGCCATGTATCTGATAAACTCTTCTGAGCGTAAGATTCATGTCTACGGCTATCTTCTCCCATCGGCAACAGTCAACATATCTCATTGTCAAAAGGACTACATACCGTGTATCTTCCAGATTGCGAATCTCCCCTATGATTTTCTTTTTCTTTTCCTGGAGTTGTACGGTTTCCGAATTGATCTCCGCCTCCAGGTCTACCAGTCTGGCCACTTGTGCCGCCATTGTGTCCGGATCACCGGATCCGCTTATTTTATCGCCGGAATAGTTGACGGCCTTAACATTGCCTATGCTGTTCTCCAGCTCGATAACTCTTCTCTTGTTGGCCTTGATGTCTTCGTCAAGCCTGTGGATCTGCATCAAATATTCTTTCGCTGTCACGTAAATGAGCCTCCTTGCTACAGTATCACTCCGATCAGGAACAATCCGACTATGGCTACAAGCGCTACTCCCGCACAAATGTAGAGCATGATCGTGTGGCCATCATTCTGTGTCGGCTCGGAATCGATCAGCGCCAATGTCCGTGCCAGGTCGTACCATCCTATATCCGAGTTATGTGCCTTTGATATTCTTCTCTTCAAGTCCTCTGCATCAATCAATCTCTTCTTTTCCATGCTACTTCCTCCCTTGTGTGATTATTTCCCTAAATTTCCACCCGTTCGGCCGTGCGTATTTCTCGATAAATGCCCGCCGCCTTACGGGATAGTCTCTCTGCATTTTGCGAACAAATGTGCTTTTGATCTCAATGACCTCTACCGTGCCATCCTTGTACGTCAGCTTGAAGTCTGCTGTGTACCGGATGTTCCCAAGCTTCAGCCCACAGAACTCTGCAGCATCGAACAGCCGGAAGGCAGGATGCTCTTCACAGGCTACGATCTCGCCGCTCCGGAGTTTTGGAAGCACCTCTCCCATGTAAAACTCGGCTTCGCCTTTACTGTCGAAACGTTTAGGCTCTGCTGCCGTTACCGGTTCCCGCATGTGATCAGCCTTTTTCAATTCTTCTGCCGCAATAATCTTGAGCGCCTGCTGCCGCATCTTCGGAGGCAGGTCTTTCAACTCCAGCCTCATGGTTCCCCCTCATAGCCGACACAATGGCCAAGTCCCTGGATGTGACCATCAAAGCATTGCGCTTGTACCGGATCGCGCCATCTACACATCATACATTCTGTGCCTTCCAGCTTTTTCATGCCTGCAAACCATTCTGCAAATGCTTCTGTTCCTTTGCTTTCCAACCAGCACTCAAAGGCATTCCGTTCCAGTTCACTTTTGAAGAATATCTCTACTGGGAATCCTTCCTGCCATTTTCCGTCTTCACCCTGTATCAGTTCCACATTTCTTCCTCCTTCTCCATCCGGTATTCATTCAGCTTTACTCCGTGAGTGTATTTTGATATATATCCGTCGCTGATCTTCTGCTGCCGCTTTTCCCTCTTCAGCTGTTCATCGGTCGGCTTTATGAATTTATATTCGCAGTTGAGATATCCCTCCCAGTCTGTCCATGATCTGACGGAATCCCTGTCGAGGTAATATCCTTCTTCCTGGAGCTTCTTCGGAACTTTGATAGTACCGGACCATGTATTGGCATGTACGATCTCAACCTTAGCCTCTGGTCTTACAAGGTTCCGGCTGCAGGAATATCTCTGCTTGTAAGGATTGTCATCATCCCTGAAGGTTTTCTTTGTCTCTTTTACGAGATACTCTGAAAGCCCCTTATAATTCTTATCCTCGTATAGCGGAGTGAGGTGAGCTCCTCCATTACCCCAGAGTCTCATGATCTCTTTGGCCATGTTCACACCGGGTATCGAATTGCATACGATATGGTGATGGATTCTCTTGGCGTCCCATTCTGTTGCTATGACATACTTAAATTCGCAATCATGCTTTTTGAAAAATCTTCTTGTTCTGGTCAGAAAATTATTTAAGACTTTTCTGCTCTCCTCGACAGTTGGAATGCAGTCATCACGATATGTCAGTACGACATGCTGATCATCCTCAGTGAAATTTGCCTGTAGGATCCTGTCCAGTTCTTTGATTGCCTCAAGCTCATTATGCCTCTGCATTTTTTTCTTCTTGGCTTCGATCTGTTCAGGCGTCAGATTGCTAAATGATTCGGATCTGTTTCTTCGCTCTCCTTTTCTGTTCCACATCCATGTATGAGCTTTTTTAATTTCAATTACATTTCCGTATGTCCATATGCTCTGTTTGTATGCCATTTATAGAATCCCCAACATAAGATTTAAAAATGATTCTAAAGTTATACCCTTAAAGAACTGTAACAGGGGATTTGACCGGCTCCCCTGCTGCCGTTTGCTTTCTATATAAGAACGAACTTATTCGAACATCATCGTGATGTCACCCTTTTGGTTGGCACCGTAACTGTAGCCATACTCACACTGGCATCCCAGAGAATTCTGCCATCCGGCCATGAAATACACATAGTCGCACTCGCTTAATAGGTCCAGGCAAAGATCCAGGATCTCTTTTTGGCGCAGGAACCCCACAGTCTTGAAAACCTCATAAGGATTTACAATGTCGAATCTATCCTTATACATGTCTGCAGCTTTTCTGAACCTCTCCTCTGCATCTGTTGTCCCCGTGATTGGACCGGAAATATATAGCCGTTCTCTTCTCATATGTCGCTCCTTTTTATGCTAAGCTCCTTTTTATCTGTATCTTTTGGCTCCCCGTCTGCGCAGAACCATTTATTTACGTCCACCGTATCCCAATGCCATTTACTGCAGTAGAATTCCGCTTTTACAGCTCCGAGATGTCCTTCCTTGCAATATCTGCAATCCTTGCAGCGTGTGACCTTTACGACATCCGGTCCAAGTATTTCTTCCGGTTCTACCTCTACTCCACCGCGGAGCAGTATGTGTTTATTCATCTGTCCCTCCAATGGATCAAAAAGCTTATCGCTACGATACACACTCCATAGATAATCGTCTGTAAATAAGTCATTGTCAGCCCTCCAGTTCCAAGCTCATCTGCCCTGGGATTTGGTCGCTTGTGCCAATCTGCTTCTTGCGCTCGTCGATCAGGACGCATGTGTCTGTCCCAAGCAGGTCGCACATGAGCTTCCGGTGCTCGTTTAGCCCGTTGTTTGTCCGCCATCCATCCCATATGTCGAAATACGTTACGGTTCTTCCCAAAAAATCTTTTGGGATGTTCTGCAGAATGGCGCCCCAGTAGTCTTTACCGGCATCTTTGTAATTGATCGGTTTCTTGATACATTTCCAGCGTGGTTCCAGTTTCCCTGTGTGCTCATTTGGGATCCAAAAGTATTCAAGATCTTCCTCTACCAGTGGGCCGATTTTGTACTCCTCGATCCGGTATCCACGTTTGTCTCGGATGGTGGCGTCAATCTCACATATAACAGGACACGTTTCCAGGATCTCTTTTAGTATCATAGCTTCACCTCCCTGTTTCTGAGGGATCCACCTCCTTTTTGTGTTTCTCCCAGAAATCGCTGTATTTCTTATTCTCTTTCTTATTGGCCAAGCGCCAAAAAAATACAGAGCCAGAAGATAATGGCGCCTTTGAGGAGGCTTTCGTCTTCTGGTGCTCTGCGTCTGCTGCATGGTTTTCAGTTGTCGTCTTGCTGTTTAAGATTGATTCCATAGGTCATTCCCTCTTTTTGCCTGAGGCTCATTTCTGCGATCTCCTCAAGCGTCCAGTCATTTGCCGTGCATAACTCTGCCATGTAAGAAAGCTCTGCTCCGAGGCGGAGCTTTTTGTACCGTTCCGATGTGCCGGGAGCGGAGCCATCCATGAGATAGCATCCGTTCAGCGCCCCTACTTCTGCGTTTATCCCCAAAAGAGCATTTGTCGTCGCTCTCGCCTGCAGTATTGGATCCGCTGCAACTCCCTGCTTAAGAATTTGCTTTGATGCTTTGATCTGATATTCATTAAGCCTCATGTCAGCCCGCTTTCTGGATCTGATCGACCACACGATGGACTATCGTGAGGTCAAGGCCCATGTTCTTCGCGATCCTTTCTTCGCTCATCCCTCTCGCAAAGAACTGCTCTATCATTTCCCGCTGTCCGCGTTTCAGGGTATGGGTAAGCGGCTTCTTCTGCTCTTCTTTTGCCACTAACTCCGCCTTTTTATCTTCTGCGTACTGTTGCGGCGCCATATTGATATGCGCGAATTCGAGGATCTCCTGAATACATCTTTCACAGTAGTCTCTTGTGCAGTCATCGATCAGGCCGTGCTTGATTGCGTCCGGCATGCTGTGTGTGACCGGAGCGTCATCATCTCTGGATGTGTATTCTGCAGATAGCTTCATCGGGTTCCCCTCAATGGTCTCCCCGCACCGGTCGCATGTAATCACGATCTTTCTCATGTTTCCCCTCCCTTTGTGGCCGTTAGCATTCGGCTTCGGCCGTTGCCTTTTTTTCAAACAGTACTTTGATCTTTCCCTTTGATGTCATCTTCAGCGTGATCTTCCGGCTGTCGCTCTTGATTGTTACGGATTCCGCTCCGGCCGCCGCGATGATATCTATTGCATTGTTTCCCAACTCCTCAACGGATTCCGGGAAACGTGTTTTCATTTGCTCATTCAGGGCATGCAGTTGTTCCTTTGCTTTTTCTGCAGATACCTGGAGCCCTGCGTAGTCACGTGCTTCCTGGCAGGTGCATGCCCGCGTGGCATCTTCATCAACCTGTTCTTGCGATACGTCCGCCATGTATGTCATCATCCGGATCTGATGGCAGAACCGGCATTCTCCATGTTTCCGGTATACACCTTCAAGTTCTGACGTTCTCTTGTTTTCCGCTGTTTCCATAGCCCTCTCCTGGTCTTTTCTTTTTCGGACTGGTTTCCCCGGATGACCGGTCCGGGGATGGCATTTCATCAGCCCTTGAACAAATATGAGTGTGGATTGCGGTATCTTTACCGTAATTCATCGAGCTTCCCGTTTTCCGGATGGGATTCCGTTTATTTATTGATACGCATTTACTGCGTTTCAACCGTTACTGTCTAATGCTTTGATGATGCTGTCCATGAGTGGCACGAGTCGCTCTACTGCATCTGCGATGTGCTGATCCGGAATCTGCTGGCAAAGCATCACGATGTCCGTCCGGATAGCTACCGCCTTTCTAATCAATTCTTTTTTATTCATATTTCGAAGCTCCTGGCATAATCTTTATGTAGTCAAATATGGAAATCTGCCCCGATACTTGCTTCTCTCTGTATACTCTGGGCGTGTACTTATGTCCGGTCCCCAAAGCATCTTCAGGAGTGAATTCGAAGAGCTTGCAGTTATTCGATGCGACGACCTGCTTCTCTGTCATTTCTTTTGCTTTTTGCTGACAGTAACAGGTGTCTCCACATATCATGTATATGCAATATCTGCAATACTGTCTCATTTCATCCTCCATATAAGCCATATGACCATAAACCAAACCACTACCGGCATGAGAGCGATGATCTCCATGTTCTACCTTTTCTTTGCTTCGGCTATCGCAATGGTGAGATCTGCCACAGCCTTGGCCGTTTCAAATATTCCGTCCACTTGTAGCTGTCTTAATCCCTTCTGATTCATTCGCACGTTTTCCCGCATGCTGATCAGCTCGAGATTGTCCAGAGCTATGTGCTCCTTGTTTCCATCTTTAAATGTCACCAGGTAACCTTTCGGAACCTCTCCGTAAGCCAGCTCATAGATGTATTTATGTAACTGCATCCAGTTCTTGTTTTTGTGGTATTCCTGCCACTTGATATATATGTATCCGTCTGATCGGAGTCTGAGGCTTCCGACGGGTCTGGCATTCATCGGCCTTTGTCCTTTTTTAAACTGCGTTTCGGCCATCCTTCCAACCGTAGGAGGATGCTTTCCTTTGTTCGCAGGCACGTGCCCTTTTTCGAATCGTCCGGTCAGCCCGGACCATAATTTATGATTCCCCTGTATGCTCTTGATATTTATGGCTGTGAATTCAACTCCGAATCTCTCCGTCATCAGCGCAGCCATCTCAGCCCTGCCGCGCCCCTTGATGTTATCCGCGAAGAACTTGAGCATCTCGTCTGTATACTTCCTCGGATGGCGCCAGTTCACTCCAGGCTTTAATCCGTTCCTGATCTTTTTGTTAGAGCGATAATTCTTTACCTGGCTGACTTTCAGATTCAGTCCGAATTTCTCATTCACCAGAACTGTAAGCTCGTCATCCCTCCGGCCCTGAGCGTTCGCTCTTACAAATTCCTCCATGCCTTCGGGATATTTGCTTCTCATTCTTCGCTAGACAGGAGCCCTGATATGGTTTCTTCTGTCTTTTCTACTGTTGCACTGCCTTTATCTATCATGAGCTGTGCTGCTTTGATCTGAATTGCCGCATTCCCCGCGATTCTTCCTGCAACCTGCACGATGGCCTTTGAACGCTCTATCTCTGCATTCAACTGCTCACCCTGCAGGTCTCCGTTGGTGAGTGCATCCAATTCGTCAAACAAATATTCGTTAAGGTCTTGTAATGAGTGCTTGGTTTTACCTTTCATCCGTATGTATCTCCTTATTTTCTTCCTGCTGTTTCCTTCTGCAGTCTCTTTAATTCCTCGATTGCCAAGCTCAGTGTTGTACTGTGGTCCTCGAATGGCTTCTCCCCGTCATCTGCAGTTACCATGTACCACCGATCCACGCGCCACTCTCTGCGTTCCTTCGGAAAGTGGAAAGTCTGTTCTTTCATTTCTGCGACAAAGCTTGTCCCATTGATGTCGACTCGCATGTACTTCCGGTTGAGCCGAGGTTCTTCAAACCACAGGTACCATCCCTCTGATTCATTCCTTTCCTCGAAGAATTTCTTACGCTTTTCGTTATTGGTATACTTTTTGAGATCTGTCATACATGCCTCCTTCAGTGTCTCATCCATTTCAAGAGCGCCGCTCCGGCCAGAGTCGCAAGCAGGCTCAACACCATGATAGCCATGTGTGGTACCATCCATTTGTTTGGGATGGAGTCTGCTGCCAGCACTGCAATTACAAATGTCGCAGCGCCTGCTGCCGCGAGTGTTATGCCAATCAGGTCGCCTATGCCTTTGTACATTTTTTTGCACATGTACATTGCATTGTCGATCTTCCAATCCAATACCCGCATGTTCCGGATCAGATTTCTCCGGATCATTCTTTTGATCACTCTAGCCTCTTTGTCTGTATAATCTAATATCATTCTGATACCTCTTTTTGCGATGCGCCTGTCTATACCCCATCTCCCCGGTTATTCCGTTCAGTTTCGTGTTTTTTCGTATATGAAATGAGGATATTCACTTATTCTGGTAACTATTCATCTATATTTATATTTTTCAGGAGATTCCATATTTTGGGGCGGTGGAGTATAGACCGGCGTACCGCTTTCTTTTAAATGCTCCTATAATTGATATGCCGGCGCCTGCCAGTGCCGAGTATCACGAAAGGAGGTTTGTGTTATGACTGTTCTTGAACGTAAAATCCTTATCACTCTTATGGAACACGAGAATTACACGGTCCCACAACTCAGCGTAAAATTGAATATAGATGCGGATGACCTGTACGCTCCAATACAATGCTTGATAAAAAATAACCACTTGCGATTTAATCTTCCTGAATTTCGCGATGGTAAAGAAGATAAGCTAATCTACAATGACGATACTTTCCGAGTTACTTACGACGGAAAACGCGCTCTGGAATTTGATACCAATGAGCGAAAAGAGAAAAGAAGATTATCTGTTCGGTATTGGATAACTACCGGAATATCCATCATCGCACTGATCCTGGCAATAATAGCGAACATACGGCAAGGATTATTGCTATGATCGCCATAAGCAAAGGCGTTCCCCAGGTCATTCTTTCCAGCGCGTTTATGTAATCTTTTCTGATGTCGTCGCGTATATCATCCATGCGTTGATTTGTGTATCGAAGCTGGCCTGTGAAATATTTTTCAAGGTCAGCTATTTTCTTTTTTGCTTTCTCAAATTCTTCTCTCGTCACCTGTTCTTCCATATCATTCCTCTTTAACCTGGCTATTCTCTCTTCCTCTGATTTATTTCTTTTCGGAATGCCATATGACCATAATCTTTTTATGTACATTTTTATGTCCTTTCCTTTATCCATATCAATGTCTCATTCAATCTCCGGCTCATTCTTCACGGCGATCTCATCGCAGTCCACGCTTTCAATGTCTTCGCTGATATTCAGGATTGCATCGCCCAGCTCCTCGGAGAATTCTCCTGCTGCCGATACGGCATCCTCGTGATCGTTGCCGTAAACTTCAACTTTTACCTGCATTGTTAATGTGGCTACATATTTTTCCATTCCGGTCCCTCCTTTTTTCAGTGATGTCAAATGTCATTTTTCCGCCCTTTATCCATACCGCTGGCCTGCTGTATCAATCCCGTATATATCAAAGGAGACTCTTATGTTTCTGCTTTTAACCAATGTTTCCGGACTTTTGTCCTGTGCTATTAATACGTCAGCGGCTATCTTTGTACCGTCAGGAGATTGACCCAGTAGGTCAACGGTATGCCGTAAATCGACTCAACTTTTCTTGTATTCCCTTAAGATCTTGTAGAAACCGCTACCTGCAGGAATCACCATCCCGGCAACGCTTTTTCTGATCGTGCCGTCTTTCATGATATGGACAACCTTGATTTCTTCAGATTTCATAATGTCCTCCTATTCATGCAAATCCCATTTATTGGGATGCTTTAGGTATAAAAATAAAATCCATCGGCACTCCCGACAGTCTGCTTATTTCTTGAAGCTGTGTCGCACTAGGTTCGGTGTTCCCGCTTTCCCAGCTAACGATGGTGTTGAGCCCTACACCAAGTATCTCCGCCCATTCTCGCTGATTTTTGTCCGCATTTACCCGACATGCTTTCAGCGAGATTTTTACTTTCGGATATAATTCTGATAACACTTATATGCTCCTTTCTGCTTCGAATCCCTTAAAATCCTTAAATTTGGGATTTCTTGGTTATTACTATAATCCCACCATTTGGGACTGTCAATATAAAATCCCATTTTTTCGGTTATTTGTTGTACTTTTCTGTTAAAAGTATTATGATATGGGATACAAAGGAGAATAAATCCCATGTCAGACAATGAAGTAAAACAGATATTCGCATCTAATTTGCGCCGACTTTTAGCCAATTACAGCCTTTCTCAGAAAGACGCAGCGCGTACGCTCGGAATTGCATCACAGACATTTAACAACTGGTGCAAAGGCAATTCAATCCCATCTATTGATACGATTGATAAACTTGCCGATTTTTTCCATTGCACTCGCTCCGATCTGATCGAAAGTCCTAGATCATCATCTATCAGAATGAGCGTCAGTATCCCAGTCCTCGGAAGAGTTGCTGCGGGTATCCCCATCGATGCAATAAGCGAGATTATTGATCGGGAAGAAATCCCTTCAGAAATGGCCAAGACAGGTGAGTTTTTTGGATTGCGAATAAAGGGTGACTCTATGTCCCCTCAAATTATGGATGGTGACACCGTTATAGTGCGTCGCCAGGATGATGCTGAATCCGACGAAATAATAATCGCGCTTATCAATGGCCACGACGGAGTTTGTAAAAAGCTAAAGAAACTCAATAGTGGTCTTATGCTAATATCTCTAAACCCACAATACGATCCCCTAGTTTTTGACCATTCCGAGATTGATTCTATGCCGGTTAAGATTCTAGGCCGTGTTGTTGAAGTTAGAAGGAAATTTTAAGGAGGAAAATACTATGCCGATTTTCAAAACAAAAGACAGCCCCGAAAGTATCAAGAAAGCCCAGGAATACTTAAAGCGCTCCGGCTTAGATTGCTTGCAAAATGTTGACGATATTAATATCGCTAGAGATGTAGCTAGTGATATGTCTCTTATCGATATTTTTTCCTTATCGACCATACTTGGAGGCATTTCGGAACAAGACTTCTACAAAATAAGAATGCTCCATGCGATAACATTGCAAAACAATCTCGTAATCCGTCAACTTGAAAGGCTCAATAAAAATATCGAGTGCTTGAATAATAGTGAAGCCTCTGATTCGCAACCTGTAATTACAGACCATTCCGATTATAAGGCTTCGCAGGCTACTGAGTCCGATGTATCTGATCGTGAAAAGGATCTCCGGCGCAGATTAGGATATTACAAATAGTTATTAAGCCGAAGAATACTACACTAAATAAAAAGAGCTTTCCGCTAGATGCCTGCCCCACAGGCACCATACAGAAAGCTCTCATATAGGTATGTTATAATACCCTCTCGCAAATCGTATTATAGCATACCTCTCATAGATGGAGGTATAAATATATGAAAAACGTAGCCGCCTATGTCAGAGTATCGACACAAGAGCAGGCTGACGAAGGATATTCCATCGGCGAGCAACAGGATCGTCTAAAAAAGTACTGTGAAGCCCAAGGCTGGAACCTTGTACACACATACACTGATCCCGGCTTTTCCGGTGCCAAACTTGACCGGCCCGCTCTCCAGCAGCTTCTCTCAGATATCCCTTCCGGAGCTTTTGATACGGTCCTGGTGTTTAAGCTTGATCGTCTCTCGAGATCCCAGAAGGACACTATGTATCTTCTGGAGGATCAGTTTATCAAGAATAATATTGATTTCTGTTCCATTATGGAATCGTCTCTGAACACTTCCACACCACTCGGCAAGGCGATGATAGGTATTCTGTCGGTATTCGCACAGTTGGAAAGAAATAATATTACCGAGCGTATGACCATGGGCCGTATAGGCAGGGCGAAGTCCGGAAAGCATTCCGGAGGCGTTGCCCCTTTTGGATATGATTATGCGAATGGTGAGCTCGTGATCAATGAGGCCGAAGCTGTACAGGTAAAACTTATATTTGATCTCTTCCTGCATGGCCTTAACGGGAAAGAAATGTCCCTGAATCAGATCCTGTCATATCTCCATGAAAGATACATGATCAGGGGGGCTGAATGGATCCACGCATCTACTATTCCCAGAATCCTTCAGAATCCTGTTTACTGCGGCATGATCAAATTCTCCGGGAAGCCTTATCCAGGAACACACGAAGCTATCATTCCTCTGAAGGAATGGGAAATAGCCCAGGCTAAATATCAGTCCTACACAAGCTCTTTCTCAGAAACTGCTGCCAACTTTAAAAAATCCGCCCATTTACTTACCGGTCTTATCAAATGCGGGCTTTGTGGCGGAAACTTTGGTGCGACTACGTGGAAGAACCGGCACGTCACCGCAACGTCCCAGCCTTATTATGGCTATTACGGATGTCGCCAGAGGTTTGCTAAGGTTAATAAAATCAAATGTGGTAATTCTCATTATGGTATCCGCCAGCTTGAAGATCGGATAATCAAAGAGATACGTTCGCTGTCTCTGGATCCGGAAGAACTGAAAGCGGTCGGATCCGACAAAAAAACATCTCCTGAGCCTCCGGCATATACTGCTGCCCTTAAGCATCTTGCAGAGATAGACAAACAGATCAATAAGCTCCTTGATCTTTATCAGGTCGATGGCATTGATATATCTGTAGTATCTGCGAGGATAAAAACTCTGAACGAAGATAAAGACCGTACAAATGTTATACTCTCTGAATTTGAGAGCCAAAGATCCGTACACTCGTCCTCTGTAGATGAAGCTATCGAAGTCCTACGAAATTTTGACGATGTTGTGGCATCCGGGGACACGGAGCTGCTGCGTACTGCGATCAGATCCCTGATTGACAGTATAGTCGCATTCCCGGATCATATAGAAATACACTGGTCATTTGCATGACCGCAAAAAAGAAAGGCCCCGCGGTGATCTTCCGCGAGGCCTTTCTCATATTTGTTTATATTTATTGATATCTGTTGATATTACATCATGCCGCCCATGCCTTGGTTTGGGACGTTAACATTTGCAGGCTCTTTAATGTCAGCAAATGTTAACGGCTTTCTTCCTTATTAAAATCTATCCGGACAACTCTCTCCAGCAGCTCCAGCACATACACTGGAGGATTGCTTTTCCCCGTATCCCAGTCATGGAATGTTGTATACGGGATTTTATACCGCTCTGTAAACTGCCGGACATTGAGTCCGGACAGTTCCCTTATCTTCTTTATATTCATTCCTTGACCTCTTCCAAACCGAGGTTCTCAATGATCTCAAATACATTCTCGCCTCGATCAAAGGCAAGCCTTTTAATCTGGGCAACCGTCACGATCGCGTCGTCTGGCCCTATCATTGGTCCCCAATCGCGCCAATGTTCCGGGAGTATCCGGAATTTCTTGTTGTCATCAACTACTTCTATTTCGTTGTTGCAAACGTCATTGACTATTACGTCGATCACAGCATATGGCCATTCAGCGGCCATTTTTTTCGCTTCTTCGAGGTCAAACGAGCCGTCACCCCAGTCGTAGTTAGAGTCTGTCACTACGGCATACCATGGCGCCACCTCTCCGCCTTTTTTGATGGTAAAAACTATATTTCCATCAAGATAATCCTCGTCCTCTTCGTCGGCTTGATCATCTTTTCCGAGGACGTAAAAGCTCTCTCTTCTGTCCTGATCATATCTTGTCATGCGAGCCCATTCGTCGTTAGCCGCTTCTATGGCATCTTCTTTGTTAGGATACTCCTCTGTAAAAATGTCCATTCCTGCTACGTCTACTACTACATACTTCATAGTCATTTCCTTTCCGGCCTCTGTGGGTCTCTCTTTTTTCGTTGTGCCTTAACTATACTACGGATTCCGTAGTTTGTCAACGGTATCCGTAGCTTTTTAAAAAATAAATGGGAGGCTAATAGCCTCCCATTCCATTACATTCCCCACAATAGTTTAATCAAGATACCATATAGCCTGCCGGCCAATCTCATCCGTGCGATAGATTGCTCCCTCAAGTCCGCCGCTTGGTTGTGCGTAATACCATGCATTATCAGCCTGGAACCATCCCGTCTGCATTTTTCCGCTCTTGCCGAAATAATATCTGTGATGATTGATCGTCATGAATCCGTGTGCGTTCACTCCAGGAGCAATCCGGTAATACCATGAGCCATCTTCCGTATGAATCCAATGTGGCCCTTTTTCCTCGTCTTTCCAATAATCTTTCACGCATACATCCATGTCGATCTCTTTGGCCGGGATCCCTGGAACAACTCCTTTCCAGGAATACTGATGCACCGTATAACTTCCTTTCGGTGAAAGTCTTGTTGTTCCATTGTCGTTTTTTGGAACCCGTGCAGCCCACCAATCTACAGCAGGGAGCTTGCTCCACCGAATCAGGTTGTCGTGCCAATGTTGGTTTGTATAGATGCCTACATCATACATGCCTCTGGCTTTTACTGTCCGGATGAATGCGCCTGCTATGGCAGTGATCTTATCCGCGCCGAGGGCCGCTTGATTTTCCCATTCTAGATCGAGCCACACCGGCATATCCAGTGGCCGTCCGGCCATAATGTCACATACGCGGTTCGCTTCTTCGATTGCGTCGTTTTCACTCAACGCATAGGAATAGATATACACTCCTGCTTTAATTCCGACAGATCGTGCTCCATTGTAGTTATTTTCAAATTGTGGATCAATCGTCTTGTTTCTCTTGCTAATCCGGAAGATACCAAAATCATAGCCCGCCGCCTTCACTTTTGGCCAATCAACTCTTCCCTGGTATTCGCAAATGTCAAATCCTCTATATTCCATACATTTTCCCCTATAAATAAAAGCCTTGGCGCTATGCCAAGGCTCTACTACTTACGTAACGCTGTAAGCGCGAGATAAAGGGTCACCTCCTCTCACTGTCTGCCGGTGAATTTTGTCCTCTGCCAGATGGCATTGAGTTTTTCCCACCCGCCAGTGGCCACCATGTAGACCATAAAACCGCAGATCACCGCACTTACAATGTGGTACCACAGGACGTTTGTCGCCGAATAATTGCTATACGCAACGAGCCCGCAGATGGTTACTGCCTCTGCCGTAACCAATGCAACAAGATTTGTCGGCAGATTCGCCAACCCAGGGAGCTCCTTCACCGCCTGCACGATAACCGCCGTAATAAATGCGAATCCTCCGACCACTGTTGCTGCCGTCATTACATATTCCATGCTTACATTGCTTACATTCATTTTATGCCTCCCTTTTAACTAAAAAACCGTCATGTGCCTTCAGATCGTGATATGTCTCTTTGATATGCGCGATCGAGTCACCGGCGACCGAATTAACGTACCCCTTATGCGCCATGCAGTATTTTTCGTATTTGTCGCAATCGATTAAAATTGCGTCAAACATGTCTTTCCGATGCTGTCGCTTGTCCAAGAGTTCGTCGTCAAACCGGATGATTCGTGTTCTCCGTGCGTCCATCAGTTCATCTCTGATATCCTCAATCCCTAAATACGCCCGGAGCAGATGCCCCAACCATGTCCATGGGTTGATTTGTATCGGTGCGATCTGCACGAGTGAAAACACTGTAAATAATAAAACAATCATAGTCCCCCCATTGCAGTCCAACTGTTCTAACTTTTTCAAGACTTCCGCCAAACTCATTCTACCTCCCCTTTTGCCCACCGCTTTGTGTGTTTATGTCCGTACTCGAGGATTAATTCCCGCATGCTCTCCTTACTCTGAAAGTAACACGAAGCGCATGGTTCCTGGGAGTACGGGATGATACTGTGTGTACAGTTCTGGCACGCATATTTAAGACTGCAATCTCTCTTGCATCTGCACGCATCTCTGTTGCATCTCCCGTCTCCCCTCCTGTGTCTGCATTTGAAATTGTCAGTGTAGGTCATTATTCCTCACCGGGGTAGTCCTCTCCGGAGATCAGCTTATATTCATCCTCTGTAAGCCAATGTTTTTTTACTGCGTTTCCGAGCCCTTTCTTTGAAAGCCTTCCCTCGTCATAGAGCATCTTAAGTCTTTTAAACATATCCCTTCCTCCTTATTCCAGCGTACCTAAAAGCAGGTCATTGATAATGCTGTCCTGTTCCTTTGCGAGATTTTCCAGTTCCTTGATACGTGTCTTCATAGTCTTTGGGTCCTCATTTCCCTCGTTCTCCATTGCGTTCGCAAGCCATACCGCTCTGTTTGCTTTCACAAGGTCGAGAAGTCCTTCACGGTAACGGGTCTTAACGGTGTAGTGGTCTGCTTCGAATAAGGTTATGACGTTTCCTTCTCCGTCATCCTCATCCACTGTCGTGATGTTCTCACTGAAGTGGAGCGTGCACTCTGCTCCGGGCTTCTCGTTAAGCGCTTCGAGCCATGTTACCTCGGGTCTTACTGAGTATCTTTCCTTCATTGCTTATTATCCTCCTTAATTTTTTTGATATTTAATTTGCCTGTCAGGTACTTTGTGATGAAATAATGAGAATCCGACCTCTTTATCCATCCCATATAAGTGATCATGCTTGATGCATTCCTTGCCGATATCTCCGATGCCCGGATGAGCTTCCTGGTCTTACGCTTAATGCGCTTCATGATGGTCTTCCGCGTCTCCGTATGCGCGTCCTTATAGAATTTGAATCTGAGAAGGTCGTTGATTATGCCGCCCTGTTCCTTTGCGAGATTTTCCAGTTCCCTGATACGTGTCTTCATAGTCTTTGGGTCCTCACTTCCCTCATTCTCCATTGCTTTTTCGAGCCATTCACTTCTGTTGGCTTTCGCAAGATCAAGAAGCCCTTCGCGGCACTTTGTATTCACCGCGTAGTGGTCTGCTTCATAACCGGTTATGGTATTGCCCTCCCCGTCATCTTCATCCACAGCCTTGATGCCCTCACTGAAGTGGAGCGTGCACTCTGCTCCGGGCTTTTCATTAAGCACTTCGAGCCAGGTCTCTTCCGGCTTTATTGAGTATTTTTCCTTCATTGCTTATTATCCTTCTTAATTTTTTGATATTTAATTTACCAGTCAGGTACTTTTGGATGAAATAGTGGGAATTAGATCCCTTGACCCATCCCATATAAGAGATCATACATGATGCATTCCTTACCGATATCTCCGGTGCCCGGATGAGTTTCCTGATCTTGCGTTTTATGCGTTTCAATATCGTCTTCCGTATCTCCGTATGCGCGTCTTTATAGAATTTGAATCCGAGAAAATCAATAGGACGTTTATCCAGTCTGAATATCTGCCAGTTGCTCTTTATATGCAGCTTCAGCTCCAGAAGACGTTTATCAAGAAATTTCTTTAACCTGCTGAGTTTCCGCTTGTTGGGACCTATCACCACGATATCATCTATATATCTGGTACAGAAATAGTCTTTCCCGAGCATCTTTCGTATGTCATGGTCTACCTCTTCAAGATATAGGTTACAGAGCCAGCGTGAGGGATCTATTCCGATTGGTATGCCGTAGCCTTTGCGGAATACCTCATGCTCCTCAGTGGACACATCCGGATCTACTGAGTCGTAGCTGTCTAGGATAGTGCGGTAAAGCCATAGCACTTCTTTGTCCTTTATCTTCCGTTCAAGGATTCCCATCATTTTTTCATGGCATATGGAATCGTAGTATTTCCGGACATCCATCTTGAATACATACTTAGATTTCTCCGGATGCTTCTTTATGTAGCGTTCTATTCCTTTCTTGGCCCGCGCAGGCCCCCTTCCTTTTACCGATCCGCAACAATAGTAGTCCATGCCTTTCGTCATGATCCTTTCCATCACACCGTCCAGCGCATGATGCACACATTGATCCGGCCAAAATCTGGCTTTCGCAAGGCGTCTCCGTTTAAGCTTTATCCCGTCATTGATGTATCTCACGGAATAGGGTGAAGGCACATAGCTGTGGGTGATCAGCATGTGTTGGAGTTCTTTTGCGTACGCATCGATATCGTTTAGTACCTTCTTTACATTTCTTCTTTTTCTTTTGCCTGATGCTGCCTGGATTATGGCTCTTTTGCAATTATCCAGGTCACATACCTCTTTATATAGTCTTCCTGTTCGCTTCACGTCAGTTATGGTTTTGTTTGCTTTTATCTCTAATAGCCGCCCTCATGGTTTTCCGAGAATTAACCTACTAGACCATGCCATTCATCGGGCGTATTTTTAGCAAGTGCTAAGGACTTCGGCCGTGCCATATATCATCAACAGGATATTTCCTGCCGGCTATAAGAGGACGGGAGCCGTAGTTCGCGTTCGAGTTCGAGAAGGAATTCGTGCAGTTCCGATAACGAGGCGAAACATTCGCACCGTTGTTAAGCGTGCCGCCGAAGAACGCAGACGACTCAATGCACGTCCGAAGCCCTGTTGATTTATAGTTACATTTCTGTGATTTAGTAATTTACTTTCACGGGGGAGAAATCCCCCGTGTTCCCCCTTGAAATGGGGTTTATCGCTTTAGAGGACGGGAGCCGCAGTACGCGTGCGAGTTCGAGAAGGAAACCGGGCAGTGCCGACAACGAGGCGAAACAAGCGCACCGCCGCTAAGCGGGCCGCCGAAGAACGGCCTCTGTCCGTTTTTATTCTTGTAGACGTATGCTGCCTCATATGTGGCAGAGCCGCCGGTGGTATCCTCTGGCATTTCCAGGAGAGGGTATTCTCTGATAAAATATTCCTTCTTGATGTAACCAGATAGCTCGTTGTTGTTTGCTGTAGGGCTCAGTGCCAGTGTCTTTGAAAGTTTTGTGTAGCCTGTTCCGTAAGCATCCGAATACTTTGACGGATCCGTGCACACATACATTTCGAGACATATATCTGTTTCGTTGAACTTAAGGTTCAGTCCGTCAACTCCGGTATGCATCATTCCATACAGGTCCTCAACATAGAGGCATCTCACTGAATGTAGCCCGTCATTAGCTCCTGCTGTCCCGTTAGGACTTGCCATGTTTACAGTCTTTCCGGTGATCTGAGGCGCACGCCATACCATCGAGCTTGAATCAATGTTTACGGCAGCGCCGTCAAAGGTGATATCCTTGCATCCGGAAATTGAGCTGTCTGCAATAGCTGTGATGGTTCTATCCATTGCGATTGAGTAGTTCCACATCGCTGTGCCGATAGAAATGGTCTGACCTACCTCGAATTTTCCGGCATCAGCATTAAGTACGCTTATCACGTTGATGCCTGTGCCTGTGTTCTGCGCTGCATAAGCTACTCCGCCGGACTCGCCGAATCCTCTTCCGAATGTTGACCTGAAATTCGCATTTGCGCACATCACCTCACAGAGATATGTGAATACCTCCCATGCCCATACATCGATGATCTGCCAGTCATCTCCGTTGGTAAGCACAGATGTACGAAGGCTGGTCACCGATGCGTTATGTTTCGGAGCAACTCCCGCTCTTGATACATAGTGCCCGTCACTGTTGATGGAGCCAAGGAAGATCGGGAAGTAAAAATGATCCTGGGTGGTGCCGTCTGCCCTCTTCATGAGGTCTTTTACATAAACGCTGTTCGGGTATCTCGGAGAATCAGCAATGACCTTGTATTCCCAGTTCTGCCCATTTGCGTCCTTCTGGAAGAAATGAGCGATATACATGTCGGTCGGAATCTCATCCATAACCGAGGTGTCCTCTGCATCCGTTCCGTCTGTGCAGTACCAGTCAAAGCCTGCATCACCGAGATAAGCGAGGACTGTACCGTCCATCTTTAAGTTACAAGGTTTAATCTGATTGTACGGCCACATGTCCATGAGGTCGTTCTGTACAGCTTCATTGCCACGGGCATATTCCACGGTAGCGCCTGCTGCCTGCCCTATTCTTGTCCATACGGTTGAAGACTGTGGTGTGCCATCTGCCGCGCACATTCTCTTGACGCCGACCATACCGGCGCCCGCTTCTTCAAGGGCTGTCACACGACCTTCAAGTGCTTCGAAATCCTCGATGGATACAAGACCTCCTGGGCTTACGTGGATAGTAATGCTGTCGGCATTGCCAACACTTATGTAGTCGAGATATCTTAATGATCCCGGTGCTACGTTGTTGTATGCAGGCATCCAGTCAGGATGTTCAGGATCCGCAACAGTGACGCTGTAAAGAACTTCCACGTTGTCAGAGCCCTTAGCATATACACCTATCTCTGTCACATAAAAGCCCTGCGTGACTTCGAGGTTGGAAGCATTAAGAGTAAGCTTACAGGTGGCCGCATTCACGATCTCTGCTGCCGTTACCTGATACTCTTTCTTTGCACTTCTTAGCGTTGTCATGGCGGCGATTGCCGCTGTGGACTCACTACCGGTGTAGGTGCCGTTACCAAGCACGAACTTTGTGAAAGTGATGCTTGATGATGTTCCGGCAAGGCATTTCGCATGGAGCTCGGCGCCTTTCCGCGTTAATACTTTCTTGTAATTTCCCAGCATTTTTTACCTCCGCTATATTTTTACCGGACGCGGGGACGTCCGGTATTTAATGAATTGATATCAATAAACGATCACTGCCTGGATACAGCACATGGTTGCCGCTCCTGAGCTTGCCGTTGCTTCAACAGTTATTACGTCCCCTTCGTTAGCATTAAAGGACTTGTTGACCATGCTTCCTCGAACTATAAAACTGCCTTCTTTGTCTCTGGAATCCACTACGGAACCATTTTTATATATCCTCAGAGTCCCCGCCCCGGAGCCTCCGTAAAAACAGCTTACGCCGCCATAGTAGACCGTGCCATTTGCCGGCATGGTAAAGGACTGGCTGTCTGGTGTATATGCACTTGTGCCGAATCCGCACCAAGCGGTAGCGGCTATACACTTCTTATTCCCGTACCATGTTCCTGTTATTCCCGCGAGTCTCTCGCCCTTCTTTATCTTTCCGGCCGTGAGTGCCATAGTGCCGTTAATCTTTCCATTCTTACCGTAAGCACTCTTACCGCTCAGGATGTGACCGGCTTCTGCTGTGGCATCTGCTCCGTAGGTGCCACTCAGTCCGGCAATGGTGGTTCCGTTTTTTATAACGCTTGCCACTATTCCAAGAGCTGACCGAAGTTTATCAAGCCCGATCGCGAAGAAGGTTGGCTTTGAGATGTATCCTGGATCTCCGTTATACCGGATCTCGAAGCGGTCCGTGTTATCGCTGTTCTTAGTCTGATAGCAAGCGTCCCCCACAACTACGGGAGAATTATCTGAGGATGTGTGCTTAATGGTTGCATCCCCTGAGATGTTCTTCATGGTTCCGGATCTGTAAGCACCGTTTGACCATGCACCGTAACCCTTAAGGATCTGAGCATTGGAAGCATTGGCATCAGTCCCCTGGGGCTGTGTCTGCGAACCTAAGGAGTTCGCTCTTACCGTCCCCTGCTGATGGAATCCCCTTTGGATGGTGTAACTTTCGCCGCAGTTGATAGTTGCTGCTGCCGCCGCAAAGTCTCCGGCGTTTCCGATCTGACGTCCCTCGGCATCGTAGTAAACCTTTCCGTCCCTTACGTCTGCAGGTGTTACTGTCGCGTCTGATCCGTATGTCCCGGTCACGCCGCCAACTATCTGCCCGCTCACTATCTTCTCTGGCTCAATGCCTATCTCCGCGGGATAGCACCCAACGTAAGCAGTTTCGTTTCCGGGATACCTTCCCAAAGGCGGGGCCAGCGCTATCTGTACATCTCCGTTTGTATCCGTCTGTGTCTTTATATCAACCGACTGATGGACCGGAATATTAGGATGTGAGCTGTCGAGACCCGGTGCACCGTGCATCTCCGCACGGTCAGGGAGTGTTCCTGTCTGCTCTTCCTCAGAGCCTTCGCCCACGAACACAAGACCTTCAATAACGTCCTCCGGCTTTGCTGTGAGGGCGTCAAAATCTATGGTATCGCCTCCCGGCATCATCCTCAGGATCATGAGTTCACCCCCTTAAGTGTTAAGCCGAAATCGACTGCCGGCTTTCTTTCATAACATTCAAGCAGTACGCTTCCGTTCTGGCCTGTGGCTATGCCTTTCCCGAAGAACAGTGACAGCGCCTTTTTCTCTGCGACTATGCCGCTTCCGGTGTCGGCTGTAATCCTCGGCCATACCTCAACATCAAGGCTTGCTGTCATGTTTGTAACCGTGATCGTCTGGGAATACTTAACGGTTCCGTCTCCGGCTGTACCCTCTGCCCAGTTGGCCGTCGGGACTGTTATGTCAGTTTCAGCAAGCTTTGCCTGGATAGCCGTAATGTTATTTCTGTTCGTTGTAATCTGCGCCTGCAGGGTTGCTGATGCTTCAGCACCGAGCGGGAGCTTGAAGTACTGCATTTTCCCCTCATAGAACGTCCAGATGTATATCTCTGAAGTATCCACATCAACGTATATGGAGTCCGTCCGCCCTGTTTCCGGAAACTCTGCGTAAGTCTTTGTGACAACCGGCGGAGATGCCCAGCCGTAAGCATTGGCCTCGCTTGACAGCTTCGTGAGATATTCTCCTGCCGAACCGCCTGCAAGTCCTGCCAGGATGGAGTTGACCGTGTTTCTGAATGCTGTATATTCCGCCGCCGATACATGAGCACCGTCCATGTTGATGGTGACGGTGTTTGCATTTGCGACCTCAAGGTTTATCCTCTGCACGATGTTGGAAATGCCTACACCGTTATATGCCGGGACATACGTGGTCTGTTCCTCCGATGCAAGGATCGCATAAACTATCTCGCCCACCTCGGGGTCGTTCGCATAAATAGCCGCTTCATTCAGGTAGTAAAGAGTTGTCAGCTCCTCGTTGGTGATGTTCACGGTAACGACTACCGTTGAACTGTTACCTGCTGGGATGGATATATCAGAGAAGTTAAACTCCTGCCTCGGTTCTTTCAGCTCGATTGCGTATTCAAGGTCCTCGTCAGCTCCCCACAGTCCGGATCCGGTGCCGAACTTCGTAAAATTAATGCTCGCGCGACCGGCCTGGGCCTTTGCTATGAGCTCCTGCCCCTTTCTGGTCAGCGCAAATCTTGTAAATATTGCCATTGTTCCCCTCCTACATCAGTACGGACAGCGAATCCGAAGATACGCCTGCGCCGACTTTTGTGTCCTGTTCTATCTGACTCTCGTCCAGTGTCTCTAAAAGCACTGTTCTGGTATCGAAGGATACCGCCATTCCCACTTCAACCGGCATCGGCACATCCCGTTCAAGCTCTTTCCGGAACAGAACCACGTCCTCTAAAAGCTCTGAGACTTCCCCGAGCGCGAAATATTGTCCTATCGGATATGCCTGGTCCTCGTCATCCACATTAACATCATTTGTGATCGTACCTGTCTCGTCCCATGTATAGCCCATGCCGTGAGTGAAAGGCTTTTGGATGTCCTGGGTTGAGGTGATGCTCATTATGTGTGATGACTCATTTTTTACACGATTGATTGCCTTTGCCATCTGTTCGTATAGCCACGGTGTAAGCTGTGCGCTTGTTGTGATATCAAAGGTTCCCGGAGTCCCGGGTCCGTCGGGGAAGTCATACCACTCGACGATCTCGCCTTCCCCGAACAGCAGTGTTATCAGGTCCTGCACGGCTTTTTTTGTGCCCGCTTTTGATTCCCAGATGACTGCATTCTTGACAAGACTCCTCTTGGTGTCGATATCAAGGTCCTCTGAATAGTAAGGAGCATTCAGTTCCAATGCCGTAAGGTCAAGGACCTCTTCAGACATGTTGTCGATGTCAGAAAGCAGGTACGTGCGCTTTTGTGACATGAGAAGCGAGGCGACAGCCATTTTATATGCGTAGCTTATTGCCGCCACATCCGCATTTTCTTTAAAAAGCGAGGGCATAAGCTCCAAAAACTCGCCGTCCTCGTACTTAGTCATTTTCAAGGCCTCCATATGTCACTGTCTGAGTTGTGAGCTTTGCTACTTCGTCAAACCCTATTGTGGTAAACACAGGTGATGTCACTATCACACGCTTTGCACCTGCTTCCTTCACCAGCTTCACAAGCTCATCCGGATTGATATCCCTGCCTATCTTCGTCTTTTGCCACATGATGTATTTTGACACCGCGTTATTGACGGCATTCTGAATGGTCAGCGCCGATGCTGAATCAGACTGGTTGATGTAGTACGTCATGCTGATGTTATAGTTGACCGTGTCCGGCGCCTGCACTGATATAAGGTCTGTCAGCATCTTTATATCCGGACTGTTGAGATAAGCCGTAAGTCCGTTGATATATTCTTCCTGTGGCAGTTCTCCGTCCGCCAGAATGCATCTGATCTCGACCTCTCTCGGGTCCGGTGATGAGATGGACACATCCTCTATGGTCGAATCATAGGTTCGGACATAATATTCATAAGCTCCCTTTGAGCCGGCAGAGGTATATGACTCAGGAGCCAGGAATATGCGTTCTCTCAGGTCATCATCAGACTCTATATCACGTCCGTTCTGCGCCTTTGTGATATTAGTGGCCGAATCGATGAAAGGCACTGCTGCCTCCATCTTATTTATCTCTCCTATCGCATAAACGTTTCCGCCAGTGCCAACAGTGTCACATAGCGCCTCGACATCAACGTATGTACCACCTGCTGGAATCTCCACGTATTCCTGTGTACTGAAGAACACACCGTCACCGGCTGTTGCCTTTGAACCGGCAGGAACCGGAGTAACAGACGTTCTCGTACTTGTCATGGAATATCTGAGTGTTACTGTCGCGCCTCTTGCAGGGTTTCGGGATACACCTTTGAGGGCTCCGAGATTCTCAAGAAAATCCCCGGTAGCGTATTTAAGAAGTCCCATCTTGCCCGCCTGATCTGTCTTCTGAAAAGCCTGGTAAATAAAATAAGCACCAGCTGATAAGATAAGTCTCCTATCATCTGCCGCTCCTAATACGATATCTTTTCCTGTTAATTCTTTCCGTTTTTCCTTGAACCATTGGATCATGTTGTTCTCTAGCGTCTCCACCGACAGGTTGTCAATGAATGACACATCGGGATAATTCATGATGGAATCAAGATTGCTTGCGCTCATTCCTCCTCATCCTCCTCTTCATTATCTTCCGTCTCTGTGAGTTCTATCTGAACATTGACCGTCGCCTGACCATCTTCACCGTATCCGAACTCGACAGCCACAACTTCTATCCTCGGCTCCCATTTCTCAACCTTTTCCATGAGATCCGTTGCGTAATCATTTTCAAGGTCTTCCGGGACAGTGGATAATGATGACCATTTAAGCCCCAGCCCTCTGTTCAACGGTATGGAGCCTTCGGGTATTGCAAGGATATTCTGGAGACAGTCTATGATGTTATTTATCTCTTCCGACTCGTTCTCTGATATGAAATTGAATTTCATGGTATCCTCCTCAGTTATATTCCGTCATGGTCACGTCTATCTTCATGGAGTAAATTTCACCTTTTTTCAGCACGATATCGTAGCCGGTAGACATATTCGTGATCATCGCCTGCTTTAATATCCTCCGGCCTCCTATTACCAGCGGGTAGTGCTGTCCTGTCTGTGCTCTCTTAAGCAGTTTCTCCTCCACGGCTATCGGCCTATGGCAGAGCAGTGCATTAAGTTCTATCGTAAAGGTCACCGTCTCAAGATCAGGCCCTGTGAATTCAAGCAAAGGTTTTTTCCCACCCATTACATTGTGCTTCTTGATGTTTGCTGAGAATGAATGCTTCATTTCTGTGAATGTCAGCACCCGCTCATCTGACGTCTGAAATTTAATTCCGCTTCCCCAGTTTCCTATTCTCATGCGTCACCTCACAAAACCTTATTCTTGATCCGGATCAGATCTGCTAATGTTATCGATCCAGGCGATCCGGAAAATGTTATTCCTCCGCCCTGTGCTGTGATCGATGCCCCTCCGTCCATGATCTTTCCGATTACTATGCCCGCCTCTCCTCCATTCGATAGATGAAGGACCAGCACCTGATCATCTTTCACTAGAGTCTGCTTGCATCCCAGTGGAGCGAACACTTTCATCTTCTGAGTTACCATTCCGGATCTGTCCGGATAATAAATAGATGCGGTACCTGTTCCGGCATCAAACGATGATACAAATCCTATTCTCACATCCTGACTGCTTCCCATGTCCGCATCTCCTATAACCTGTTAAAAATCTTGTATCCTCGGACCGCCATCTTGTGCCCGGAGCTTGCACTCGCTGAATGCGTGACGCTCGTGCAGAAATACTTTCCATTCAATCGTCCCATCCCTGAAATCATGAAATTGTTTGTCGCGTTCAGCCACGCATCGCAATTTCCTATGGTCGTGAATTCAGTGGTCACAGCTTTTTCGTTTTCCTCGTTTACCTTCGCTGCTGCTTTCCGCATTGCTTCCGCCTCATTCTCACAATGTTCATTGATCTGCATGATTCTCGGACCTGTTCCTACCACCACGCTGATCATTTTCTTTTCGGCTGCTGCATCCACCTTTCCTACGTTGTAGGAGTTTGGATCTCTGGCTGTAATCGCAGCGTCTGCTGCCTTGTCCGCCTTTGCTGTAGCTTTTTCTTCTTTTGTTTTCTTTGCCGTATTCTTTTCTGCGTCAGTATTGGTATACTGCACTGTCGCTCCAGTGTATGTCCCTACCAGAGTGCTGTTCCAGGAATACGATTCCATGTCCTTCGGAGTAAATGTCGTTTTGCATCCACGCGCTTCGTAGATCTTCTTGTCAAATATTACAAGTCCTGTCTTGTAGATCTTCAGGAACATCCCCTCATGCTTGCATAAATCATAAAGGAATTCGCTATCCGTCTGATCCGCCTGCTCTACGACCTCGATCACCGGTTCCGCTCCCCAGTAATACAGATTTGCCATTCCGTATTCTGCCATCTTTTCCTGCGCGATCTGTTTCAGTGTTGCATTGTTCCACGTTTTTGATTTCTTCGTAGATGAGAAATCCGATGATGCAGGGACCGATATCCCCTTGATCACGCACACGCTCGGAGGCCCTGAGAACGTTATATCGTCAACCGTAAAATTACCGGCGTGATAATTTGAAAATGTCTCTGCTGAGTCCCATTGTGCGAATGTCAGTGCCACCTCGAGATTATGTTCCTTCTCGATCACTGTATTCATTCTCAGCCAGTTTGCAGCGGATCCTGAGAATGTCAGTGTGATCTCGTCGGATTTGCCCTGATCGTTGTCCGTATATTCGATGCTTTCGACTCTTGCCGTCAGCCCCACTTCCTTGCCGTCGTATAAGATCAGCGGGACCAGCTTCCTCGCATTAGCCATTTAATACCGACCTCCAATCCGGGAAATCAGAATCGACTTCTTCTGTCGTGAACGTCTCCCGCGCAGGAATCGTGACCTCAATTCCTGCCGGGAAGATAAGATAATCGATCAGAGACCGGTTTGCATCCATCAGCTTGTCGCACAAATGCTCATCTCCGTAGTATTTGTAGGCGATCTTGTCGAATGTGTCTCCGGCGATTGTGATATGTTTTTTCGTTTTCGATGCCATACCGTCTCCTTAATAGCTTAGTCTTGCGTTATCCCTTACGTATCTGCTCATGTAGTTTTTGAATTGCGCATATGATTCAGCTGCTACTCTTCTGAGATCGCTCTCGTTTGCAGATCCGCTGATATTGAATACTGGCGCATATGTCACTGTCTGAGATCTGGATCCGGTTTCTTCATTTCTTACGTTCACCGTAGTCTTCAGCCCGGATTCCACTTGATCTTGTAGTTCTGCTGCCGTCTGTGCTCGTCTTATCGAAGCAGCTCTCTCTTGTCCTTCGCCACCTGCTCTGATTCCTGTGTTTCCCGCTGCCAGCAGTTCTTCTCCGACCTGGTTGTAAAGATCCGCAGATCTCTGGCTGTTATTGATTGGAATGATTCCCTCGGAGTCTCCACCTTCGCCGACCCATGACAGCGTTGGTTTTCTTACGATGGATCCTTCAGCGTTCTCCTGCACTCCAGGGATTCTTGATGTGATTCTGCTATATGTTGTCGTAACATTGACGTTCAGTCTTGCGTTTGCTGTTATTGGATTTGCGAAGTCTTCGTCTGCTCTCCGTTTTACCTCTTTGTATGCTTCATCGACTCCTTTATGCACCTGCGTCTTATTATCGATGATCGCCTGACTAAACTCCTCCGGAAGCTCCGTACCCTTCGCTTTCAGTTCTCCAAGTGCTGATTCATACTGTGGGTTGTTGACCGCTGCCTTTCCCAGCACTTCAAACATGGCATCCATGTTTCCGCTCAGCGCTTCGAGGTTCGTCACGCTGTCGAGTGACTTCTGTAATGACTCCGGAATTGCCTTCCCTGCTTCCTGCAGTTCTTTTGCCTTTTCCCTCATTGCATCGATCTGAGGCTGCATCTTCTCCAGTAGCTTTCCGATTGCATCCTGTGTTGAGCTGTCGACGTTAAACTGTCCGATCAGGTTTGACCCATCGAGCGCATCTCCGAGGCCATTGGCTCCGCCTTGCATCTTCTCGATTGCATTCTTAAGTATCTCCGGCGCCTTGTCAGCGAATGCATCAATTTCTGACTGATATGATGCTTCTACGGTGTCCAACGAATAATTAAATCCCTTTTCACTGAGTGCATCGAGGTTTGACTGCAGTTGCTCATCCAGATCCGCTTTCAACGTATCGTATGAGTCCTGCGTGATCTCTCCTCTATTCAGTCTGATGTTTAGAGCGCCCAGCTGATACTCATAAGCTGTATTGAAGTTTTCTGTCTGGGCATCAATCTGATCATTAATTTCTCTCTGCAGGTTTTCAAATGATTCATTTGTCAGCGCTTCTCCGGAGTATTTCAGTTCGATTCTCTGCAGTTTCGCTTCTGATTGTGCCTGCGATACTTCGTTCGTGATTGCTGCCAGCTTTTCCTGCAGCTCCTGGATCATCTTTGCTTCATCAACGTCGATGATTCCGTCTTCCATTGCATCGCTGTAGGCTTTTCCGAGCTGATTTCCCAGCTCTGTTACCTCTCCGCTCATGCTGTCGTACATACTGTCCAGCTCAGTGAGTAGTGCGTTCCCCTTCTCACTGTTTTCCCCGAACATTGCCGTCACTGAGATGTGTGCTGTGTACTTCGCCTGTTCTACTGCCTGCAGGCTCTGCTCGACCATCGAATCGATATTCGTTTTCAGGTCCGCTGAGTCTGTTTCTGTCAGCTGGAACCCGGATCCGACTTTCCATGTGATCCTCGATATCTTTTTGCTGGCGTCTTCGACCGTCTGCGCGATCTTGTCGACCTTTGTCATCTCCTCCATCGACTCTGCCAGCTTGCCGATCGTATCCTTTCCCAGGATGTCGGACGCTACCTCATGCAAATCTTCAAGAGATAATGTCATATTCCCGAAATGTTTCTCCAGGTTCGCATCTTTCGCTTTCTTAGCTGCGAGTTTTTCCTGTGTCGCAATTCCCGCAATCGCTCCGCCTAGTAATGCGATTCCACCGATCGCCAGTGTTACCGGATTCGATGCCATTGCAGCTATGAACCCGGATATTGCAGTAAAGCCTGCCTGTGCTTCCTTTGCTACCTTCAGCGTCGTGATTGCTGTCGCAATTCCCACGATGATTCCGGCAGTCTTATCTCCGTTATCAAGCAGCCATTTTCCGGTCGCAATCATCGGATCCGCAAACTCCATCAGAGCATCTTTCCCGTCCAGTAACTGTCTCCGCACTGTCGGAATTGCTTCTTCAAGATACTCGGATGACAATTCTCCGAACTTATAGATCCACTGTGTTCCTTCCTGGACAGCTTCTCTCAGCGGAGTCTTGAACAGGTCATACATTCTGATCGCATCGTCCTCCATTGCTGACCTTGCGATCGCCATGTCTCCCTGAAGATTATCCATCTTCGTTTCGGCCATCTTCTCCATCGCTCCATGGCAATCTCCGAGCGATGCTGCCAGTGAATCCCATTCTGTCGTTCCATCTTCGAGCGTTGTCGTGAGCCCCATGAGGATGTTATTCAGATCCGCTGTATGCTCTTTGCCTCCGATTGCTGCGACCGTTACCTGTTTTTCTTCGTCGGTCATTGTCGACAGCTTCTCGTTCAGCTCTGTGAATGTCTGCTTCAGTCCCTTAAATGTTCCGTCCTCGTTAAATGCCGACAGCTGCAGCTCTTTCATCTTCTTTCCGGCTTTTCCTGTTCCGGTTGTCATATTCGCTATGACAGCATTCAGGGCATTGCCAGCTTCAGCACCCTTGACGCCACGATTTGCCATTATTCCAAGGACTGTTGCAGTATCTGTCACCGGTGCCTTCAGAGTCTTCATTACGCCACCAACTCCGATCATCGCATCCATGAATTGCTCTGCAGTCTGGTTTGACTTATTATTCGCTGTGGCAGCTATGTCTAGGTAATTTGCTAAACCATCGATCTCGACTCCAGCTGCCGCCATTGAATCTGTTACCAGGTCTGATGTTCTGGCCAGATCGAGACCGGATGCTTCTGACAGTCTCAGCACTGATGGAAGTGCTTTGATTGAATCGTTTACCGACCATCCCGCAAGAGCCATGTACTCGAGCGCATTTGCTGATTCGCTTGCCGTCTTCGATGTTTCTCTGCCCATCTCCATCGCTGCCTGCTTCGCTGCTGCGTACTCTTCCTGACTCGCTCCCGCTGTCGCTGCCCATGATGACATCGCGGATTCAAATCCGGATCCGACCGTTACTGCTGCGGCTCCCAGAGCTGTTGCTGCTCCCGCTGCGACTTTCATCGCGTCCACTGCAGCGCCTGCTGCCTTTGTGAGTCCTCCCCACATAGAATCAATGCCAGGAGATGCTTTTGCGAATGCTTCCGATGTCGATACCGCTGTCCCTTTTACCTCTCCGGATGCCTTCGCTGCAGCCTTTGCAATCTCTCTCATCTGCTTCTTTGTCAGATTGGTCGCCTGCCCCAGAGACTGGTCCACCATTCCGACAATCTGCAATGCTAATTGATATTTGCTGTTTGCCATACTGCATCTCCTTACGTTGATTTATTTTCGTTTCTTGCTTGCATTCAGAATTTCTTCTGTCACCTTGTCCAGCTCATCGATCGGCAGTTCGTATAAAAACTGCATCGATGTTCCGGTTCTCAGAGAAATAGCCACGATCGCCCTCCTGATCGAATCGATCGCTTCCGGAGTTAGACCGTTGCGTAGAAAAAAGTTACGACATACTCCTTCAGTCTGATGGAGTCTCGCGCACTCATTCTGTCACAGAAGTCCCATGGTTTCTTGTTGCACCGAGCTGCAACCAGCATCGCATACTGTCTTGTCAGCTCGTTACGAGCGCCTGCAAAACCTCTGCGCGTCATTTCTCTGTCTATGTCTACGAGATCGTGTGCATTCAGATCCAGTAATCCGGATAGGTCCAGCTCTGTGATCTCTTCGCCGTCATACTTGAATGACTGGTTCAGTTTGAATGACATCATCTCTTCAATTTTCTGTTCTTCATTTTCAACTGATTCCGGAGCTGCATTCTCAGCAGCTCCGATCTCAGCATTCTCAACAACCTTTTTCCCCATAACCATCCACCTTTTTGATTAGCAGTAGCGACGTACAGCCTCGAGGAGGTCTGTTCCATCGATCTTGCAGATATTGTTAAGCTTATCGATCTCGATAACCTTCTCGCCATCGATCTCTACCAGCACGTATGTTGCCTCGATTGTTGCGGATGCTGACATAGGGTTAGCTGGCTGCATTGAGCCAGGCTTTGCTGCCACGCATCTTCCGCCTACTACATAACGGAATCCACACATATCTGAAACACCTGTGGACTTGTCTGTTACCTGGATAGCCCCTCTGATATTGAGTCTTGCGACCTTCATAGGGTTCATGATGGTTGCCATCTCCTTGTACATTACACGGAAAGGAACCTCCTGCTGGATGGAATCATACTGACCGATTACCGGAGTATTGTAGGTTCCAGCAATGCCGGCACCACTGATGGATGCCGTAAGGTTATTAAGATCTGCCAGAGACATCTCACCGGTGATACCGATGAGCTCGTCTCCGTCCCCGTTGTAAACCCTGAAATTATTGATAATCTCAGGAATTGACTGTGAATTGATTACTTTTGACATCTTTATTCACCTCCTAATGCAGTCTGAAGAATCGTCGGGTCAAATTCGATGACATTCTCGATATACTCTGCAGGAGTCCAGAATGCGATCTTTGTTTCAAAATGGACCTCACCATTGAGGATTGATGTGATAGGGTTGTCTGCTTCGCTGAAGCTGATAACGCCGCCTGCGATAGCCCCTGATGATGTGAGCGAGTTGAGATAGATATTCTCACTGTCTACAACAGCCTCGATGAGTCTGTATGACGTAGGATCATCGACCTTGCCCTTGTATGTCAGAATAAAATGATTTCTGTACCAACTCATCATTCTTCTGCAAGCGATCCAGCGGTCTTTGGGGTCTGTATTGCCCGGATATGCTGAGGTGTTGTTGCCCCAAGCCTTCCATCCCTGATCATTGACAGCTGTGACGATACCGTAGCTGTTTACAAGTGCCGCCTGGGAATTATCCAGAAGAACCTCTGTACCGTCATCAAGGACTGCTGCAGTCATGTTGAGGAGCTCATTTGAAGGGCTCTTATAAGGCACATCGCCGTGCTGTGCATCACAGTATGCCGTCATCGCCGCCCATACTGCTGAGTAGAAGAATGTCTTTTCTCCAAGCTTTACCTTTGGCCAGCAAAGGATGACATGTGGGTCGGCAACGCCGAGGTTTGTCTTTGCAGTGAGAAGAGCTGTGTAAACAGCCGCGCCGGTTGATGAGTTTGCCGCGATATCAACAACTGCTTCGCACGTGAAGAGATTGTTGAGCTCCTGACACTTAGATCTGATGACTGCCGCAACGGACGGATTGTGTGACCAGCCCGGTGCAAGGATGAGGCCCGGTGTGAGTCCAAGTGTAGGATAGATCTGACGGATAACCTCAAGACCCTTCTCCTCTCCTGTGGTTGCATTGACACCACCGATGATGTCATTTGCAGTAACTCCTGAAGGTGCCAGCTTGTTACCTGCCACGATTACGCTTGTAAGGCCTGTGGTGGTTGCTGTTTCAAGGATGGTGATATCGAGTGTTCCATCATCATTGAAAGATGTGAGATAATCTGTTCCCTTTGTGAGGGCAGTATTTGCGTCCTTCTTTACAGTGAAGCTGTTATCAAGAAGCACGCCCTTCTCAGTCACTTTTGCGACGCCATCAGTAATGGTGATGGTTCCGCCTGTCATGGCTGATTTATGGTTAGCGTTTGACGGATCAAGTACATTGATGAAAATCACAGGTGCTACTGCAAATACCCTGAAAGAGGCATCCATTGCCTGGCAGAGCGTGTACTTTTCGTAGTCATCGCTGTAACCCAGAGCCTTCACTGCCTCTTCAAATGAATATGCGATGATAGGTTTATTTACTGCTGCCGCAGGATTCTCTGCAAGGTTAACC